TAGATATTGCCATTAGAACTGGCAGAGAACTAGTTTCTACTGCTAAAGGTGATACCAATAAGACATTGGCACAAGAAGCTGCCAATGAATTAGAACGTAGAGCTCGATTAGAAAGCCAGATTAATTTAGAACTATTTGATCAGTCTGAAAACATAAGACAAGTAAATCAAAATAATCAAGACTACCTATCAATCTTAGATATAAAATATCAAAAATTAGACAAAGAGCTAGCTTTACAGCGCGAGTTAAGAAATTTAGAAACACTAAGACTAGATAATAGATTAAAATTAGAAGAAGAACTATTAGGTCAAGCAGATAGATTTAAAATATTAACTGATGACCAAATCAGAAATCAACGTAAACGTATACAAGAACAAAGAATAGAACGAGAATTAGCAAATAATTTATTTCAATTACAAGAAAGCAGAGCACAAGCAGCTAGAGATGCTGTAAAATCTGGCGGAATTGGGGACGACTCAGGAGCAGCTACTCCACAACAAATAAGAGCAAGCGAAGCATATGCACTAGAACTAGACCGACTAAGCGCACTAGAAAAACAATATAAACTAACAGCCGAAGGCCAACGACAGCTACTAGAAGCACAAAATCAATTTACACTACGCGAAGAGGCATATGCAGATGCATTTGTTCGTAGCTTTGATCGCATGACTGATGCCGTAGTAGAGTTTACAAAAACAGGCAAACTTAACTTTAAAAATCTAATAAATAGTTTCTTAGAGGACTTATTGCGATTTGAGGTTAAAACTGCTATGCAGCAAACTCTTAGTAGTTTAGGCGGCGGAATGGGCCTAGCCAAAACCGTACTAGGTCGTGTTGGCCTAGCCAGTGGCAAGCAAACACCAGAAACTATGCTGCAGCCTAAGGGCACTGAAGGCGATCCACTATATGTTTCAATAGTCGGACCAAGCATATCAAGCTATACTGGCTTAGGTAGACAGCCAGGAAAACCTGCGCCTATAGTTAGTAGAGATTCTCCAGATTTTTATACTGGCAGGCAGTTTGAGGCAGATTTACCAACACCAAATACTAGTGAACTATTAGCTGCTAATCGCATACCTTTTATAGTTAGTGGAGCCGAAGGCCCGTTTATTTATACAGATGTTAGACCAGAACAAAAAACGTTTGAAGAAAAAAAGTTTGAGGTATTAGGCAGTAAAGTAACACGCGAAAGTTTAGTTTTTGGCGAGCGCTGGGCGGAGGCAGTAACTCCTTCAATAGAAAGAGTTAGTGAAAATCTTAAACGTAGTTTTACTGTAAATCCTCAAGCTCTTGCTGATAGCATGATTGAGGGTTTCGAAGGCGGCTTCCAAGGCTTAGCTAGTATAGTGCAAAGAACCGCATTACAAGCTGGTGGAAGTTTGCTTGGTGGTTTATTTAAGAGTTTACTTGGTGGTGGAGGAGGTTATGGCTCAGCATATGATGCACTATTAAATCCAGGACTATTTGGTGGTGTATTTGCTAAAGGCGGATCACTATCAAGTGGAGAATGGGGTATTGCAGGAGAAGCAGGACCCGAAATCGTAACAGGTCCAGCAACTGTGTATCCTATGCAAAATACTAGCCAAGGTAAAGTTGAAGTTGTTGTAAACAACTACAGCAATGCTAGTGCAGAAACTCGTGAAACTACCGACAGTCGCGGTAATCGTCGCATTGAGGTAATCGTTGGTGAAATGGTAGCTGGTGAAATGTCTAGATCAAACAGCGCTGTACAGCAGTCACTAACAAATAATTTTGGTGCTAGACCAATGGTAGCAAGGAGATAATATGCCTATTCCTGTATGGCCAGTAACATTGCCACAAAGTCCTCAAAAAGACTTTCAAGAAACTATTGGCATAAATATTGTTCGTTCTAGTATGGATGCAGGTCCGGCCAAGCAGCGATTGCGTGGCCGTAGACCTAGTATGCTAAGTTTAAGTTTTATAATGACTACCAGCCAAACACAAACACTAGAAACTTTTGTAAACACCGACCTGCTAGGCGTAAAGCGATTTACATTTACACATCCTAGAACTGGTGCTAGCGTTGAGTGTAGGCTAGTGCCGCAAGGCGATGGACAATTTTTTACGCTTCAATATCGTGCGCCAGGATACTGGCAAACTAACTTACAATTTGAAGTATTACCATGAGTAGACTGAGTACACTATCCGCAGACGCTATACGCGCTATGTTTTCGTCTGAAACAGACGAGCAATTAATTATGCTTGTAACTATTACAGATCCAGAAGATCTAGCAAATCCTATACGTTTAGCAGATGGATTTACTCAACGACTTACTGGAGCTACAGCTACAACAAACACTATTACAGGCGATACTACTGATAGTGAAGTAATTTATGGCGTTATAAGTAACAGCCTTAGATATGTATTTTTACCAATGCAAATTACCCTACCCACAGAGCAAGAAACTGGGGTAGGAAATTGCTCAATTGTATTTAATTATGTTACACAAGAAGCAATCTATTTAATTAGACAACACCTTACAAAACCAGCTGAAGTAAATATACAATTAATACTAGCTAGTGATCCTAACTACATAGAAGCTAGTTTTCCTAAATTTTATATTACCAACGCCATTTATAACGCTGAAAGTATACAACTACAACTAGAAATGATTAGCTTTAGTCGTGAGCCTTTTCCTAACTTTAACTTTACACCATTATATTTTCCAGGATTGTTCTAATGAATTATAATAAATATATTGGCTTACCATATAAAGAAAATGGTAGAAGCACACAAGGTGTAGACTGCTGGGGATTAGCCAGACTATTTTACAAGCACGAGCTAGGCATAGAATTGCCTAGCTATACAGAATTATACGCTGGCAGCTATGACCCTAAGGTTGTAGCTGCTATTGACTATTATAAGGATGGTTGGGAGCCAGTTGCTAACCCACATCCAGGTGACCTATGTTTGTTCAATATCCTAGGCGAACCAGCTCATATTGGCATATACATAGGCGATCAACGATTTATACACAGCAGAGATGGTTTAGATAGCGTAATTGAACGCCTAGATAACTTTAGCTGGAAACGCAGACTACTAGGATTTTACAGATATAAACCTACTAGCATTATAGCTACTGGCAAACCGCATCCACTGCAGTGGTCTAATACTGTACTAGAAGGTGTGCGTGTAGGTACTACATGCAGCGAATTCGCTAGCTATATTATTGATAAGTATAAGCTAGGCAAACGACTAGCTAATAAGCTGCTGTTAACTATAGACGGTGTAATAGTACCACAAGAACAGTGGAATACTACAATTATTAATGCTGGACAAAATATCAACTATAGAGTAGTTGCTCAAGGACGTCAAGGATTACGCCTAGTATTAATGATTGCAGTATTTGTAATCTCTCAAGATCCAGTAATAGCTGCAAAAGTAGGTGCTGCAGTTGGCGGCACTGCCGCAGTTGGCAGCGCAATTATACAAATTGCTGGTACTGTACTCATCAACGCAGCATTTCCTATTAGACCCCCTGAGGTAAAAGATCCAGGACAAACAATTGGTGCTAGCCTATTTACTGGCAGTCAAAATCAAGCCAACCCATTTGGTGCAATTCCAGTAGTACTTGGACGCAATCGTGTTACTGGTGTACTAGGTGCAACACCATATATAGAAACACTAACCAATACCAACCTACTACACTTATTAATCATCTGGGGATTTGGCCCACTGCAAGTTGATGAAAATACTATTAGTGTTGGTGCTACACCGCTTAGTGAATTACATAGTGACAAACTATTATATAATAACACAGAGGTAGCTTATACACTAGGTGGATTAACTACTGAAACTCAAGCACAAGCAGATACCTTTAACAGCTATTATCCTAGCGATGTACAACAACTACCAGCTAGTCCAGTTGAACTTGTAAATAATAACAATGACGGAAATCCTTGGACACTAGTAACATTTACACAACCAGCTACTAGCATTGATGTTGCCTTTAATTTTCCTGAAGGTTTGCGGGCTATTTATACCAAAGATGGTAAAACAGACAAGTTTAATGTTAGCCTAGGAATTGAAATTGTACCTGCTAATCAAGTACAAACTAATCCTAACCTAGATAGTACCGCTAGTAGTAATATTGATTATTATAATTTAAGCAGCAGTAAAACTGAGCAGGTAGATGTACCGCAACTATGGGTTATTAATGAAACTACTTCAGCTACTATTTATCAACGATTTACTGCTTGTTTGCGACCAAATGCAGACAGCTTAACTATATTTGCCGGAGCTGCTAGCGATACTAATAGTAGTAATCCTAGTGCAGCTTATAAGTCCTATTTAAATAGCACTGCATATACTCAACTATTAGGCACACAGCGTGACTTTATTTTTGAACCACAAATTCCCAGCGGGTATTTACGACTGTACAGCTTTACACTAGACAGCGGTAATAACATATCTAATCAAACAGATCATACTAGTGGTTATACCACGCTGGTCAAAAGCGGCCTTAACTTTTCACTAACACAATCTACTAAGCAAGACTATAGTAGTGGTGGTGCAGAAACACTTTTCTTACCAGCATTTAATATTACGGTTAGCGCTGGTAGTTTAACTAGCACAACACTTAGCAGTGCTAATGCTGTAACACAACTAACTGTATTTAACAGTAGAACTAATTTTGCCAACATAACAAACGTTACTAGAACTGATGATATTTGGCATAATTTTTTAAAGCAATACGGCGTTTGGGGCACTGCAGATATATCTACTAGCGTTAGCTTTGATCAACAAACAACATTTACTGCTCCATATGATGGTACCTACCTATTAGATTTTTCAGCTGATGATTATGGCCAGGTATACATTGATAATGTTACAGTTGGTACTAGTACACCAGTAGTTAGTGTAAGCAAAAACTTTAGAAGCTTTACTACCAAAGAAGTCTACTTAGGTGCTGGTACGCATACTATTAGAGTTACTGCTACTAGCGCTCAAGCAGTTGGAAATACGGGACAATCATCAGCAGGTATAGCTTGTGTAATTAGATTTGTTTATGATGGTGTACAAAATGTACTACCAACACGCGGTTATAAAATAATTACAATTAGCAGAAATTACAAAGATGCATTTAACTATGTATATAAACTAGAAAATATACCTAGAAATACTTATGCTGTACGTGTTAAACGTATTACCAATGATGACCCAGAACAAATAGCAGACTGGCGTGTAGCTTCTAGAGTATCGCTGCAGGTAGTTAGTGCATATGACAGTATAGATAATCCACCACTTAAACCACTGCCTAAACGAAAACTGCGAAATAATAGCGGTACAGTAATTGCAGAAGAGCCGCGTAATTTAGCTAGAACTGCTATTAAGGTACAAAGTACTAATAAAGTAAATGGTACGCTGCAAGGCGTAAATGCTATGGTACAAACTATAGCAAAAATAAATATTGCTAGTAACGGCACTTATACGTATGGTGCAACAAATAATCCAGCAAGTTTATTTGTGCATGTACTACAACATACTGCTAATAGTTATAGTGTTAATGACAGCGAAATAGATTGGCCTACTATAGCCAGCTGGTATAATTTTTGCAATGCTAATTCAGCTGCTGAGTACAAGGTAAACTACAACCAACCTATATTAGCCTATAATAACGTTATATCTAGTACGCAAAATTTAATGGAATTGCTACGCGATATTTGTGCTGCAGGTATGGCTAGTCCTACTTATGTTAATGGTAAGTGGAGTGTTGTAATAGATAGACTTAGATCACATACTATTCAACATTTTACTCCACATAACAGCTGGGGATTCGAAAGTACAAAAACATTAGTTAGAATACCAGATGCATTTAGAATAGCATTTGCAAACGAAACTAAAGCTTATCAAGCTGACGAAATCATTGTTTACAACTATGGTTACGGCGAAACAGATGGTTATATAGTTACTAGCGGCAGTTTTGTTACCGGCAGAACGTATAAGATTACTAAACTGGGAACTACTACGCAACAGCAGTGGAATACTGCGGCAGGTACTAGTGGTGTAGTTTATGTAGTAGGCGATACCTTTGTAGCAGCAGCTAGTGGCAGTGGAAATGGTCAAGCATTTACTACACAAGGTACTAGTGGCAGAGCTGTTAAAGGTGCGGAAATATTTGAACAACTAACACTACCTGGTGTAACTAATCCAGATCAAATTAGATATTTTGCAAGCTGGCACCTAGCACAATTAAAACTGCGACCCGAAACTTACTCACTAAATAGTGATTTTGAGTACCTAGTATGTACACGCGGTGATTTAGTAAAAGTAACACACGACGTTCCGCTCTGGGGCGTTGGATCTGCTAGAATTAAAAGTATTAGTGGAAATACTATAACGCTTACTGAAGCAGTGCTGTTGGATAGTACCAAATCTTATAGTATAACTATTAGAACTAATGCACTTACAACTACTGAAGGTTCTGGATCAGTTACTAGAGCTATTCAAAATGTAGGTACTAGTAACTATTATACTACAGTTACTACTACAACTAGTTTTACTGGTGTAGAAGCCGATAATCTAGTAATGATTGGCGAAAACAATAGTGTTAGCCAAGATCTTATAGTACTTAGTGTTGAACCTACTTCAAACGTAAGCGCCAGATTGGTGTTAGCTGATTATAGTCCTGATATTTATACTAAAGACTTAGATAACGAATATATACACTTTAATTCTAATATCACGCTACAAAATACAGATATAGTAAAAAATACTATTATTAAAGCACCCAAAGTAACAAATGTTTCTAGTAACACCTATTACAGCACAGAAATATCTAATGGCAACTATGCTAATACAACCATTATTAGCTTTAGTAATCCTACGGATTTAACAGCTAATACAACGCATGTTCAGCTACAAGTAATTGAATCGAACAGTGTATTCAACGACCTAGATCCACAAAATACATATTTGGTTAATAAGGATACTGGCAGTTTAACAGTTGTTGGACTCAAAACCGGTTATACTTATAAAACTCGTGCTAGGTATTCTAATAGTACTGCTAGTGTGTTTGGTCCCTGGAGCGATGAACAGATATTTTATGTAGATGGTAAAAGTGATAATCCGTTTGCTGTTACTGATGTGGCTATTACGTTACAAGGTACTAATATTATAGTTAAACCTATAATTACTGGTACTGAACCAGCAAACCATAAAACATATGTATTTAGACTATATAGAACAACTAGTAGCGGTAGTGCAGATTTTTGGACAACTAGCTGGGATAGTACAAATATGCTAGAAATACAAAGTAGAACACAAGCAGTATTTAATCTACTAAACTTGCCTAGAGATACTGGCAGAATAAGTAGTAGTGGAGTTAATTATAGAATAGCTTGCAGAGCACTAGATAACACTGATGTTTATAGTACTACTAGTGCTGTAGGTAGTATAAAGATTCAGACCTTACAGTAAGGAAAGTATATGGCATTAACAATTACACCAGGTCCAAAATCTTTAGAATTATATTTTACTGTACCCACAGGCAAGATATATATTGATGATGATACTAACAGTCCTCTATCTACTCAGGTAGAGGAATTAGTACAGCGCGATGACCTAGTTAACTTAAAAGTTTGGGCTAGTACAACTAGTGGTTTTACACCAGATGCTAGTACACTAAAATATGACGCTACTTTTCAAAGCAAGCTAACACTAACAGATTTATTAGCTAATACAACCTATTATGTAAAGTACGCCTATATTAGTAAAATAGATCCTGATAGTTATACTATATCAGCTCAATCAAGTGCTACTACAGAAAGCGGAGTAGCACTACTAACACTTGACCCTACTGATTGGGCTTTTATTTTTGATAATAATTTGGCTACCACAGCCAATTATCCCGCTAGTATTACGTTTACCGCAAATAAACAAAATATAACAGGTGCAGTAACATTTACAGCTACTGCATATAATAGTAGTAATACTAGTTTAGGCAGTATTACACTAACTGGCACCGGCGATATTAGAACACTTACTGCAGCTAACTTTAATAGCTTAGGCACAACTACAGTTAGATATGTAAAAGTAGTTGCTACGCTAGGAACACTTAGTGATACTGTGACTATTTGGCGTGGTGATAATGGTAGTGATGCACTAACATTTTTATTAACTAATGAATCACATACAGTACCAGCAGATAGTAGTGGTAGTGTAACTAGTTATACTGGTGCAGTTACATATGCTGCAATATTTCGTGGCATTACTAATGAAACAAGTTTATGGACTATTACTAAAAGTGATGGGACCGGTTTAACGACCACATTAACTGGCACAGGCACTAGTAATATAACGCTTACTGTCAACACATTAGCTAGTGGAACAGATAGTGCAATTAGCACAATTACTGCTACTAGAACAGGTTACCCTACATTAACAAAAGACTTTTCTATTAGTAAAAGTAAGGCGGGTACTAATGGAACCAATGGTTTACCAGGAGCCACAGGTCCAACCGGCCCACAAGGTAATCCAGGCAGTGCCGGTACAACTGGACTAGAGGGTATACGTACTATAACAGCCTATAGATTACGTAGTCAAAGTGATGCACTACTAACAACAGCACCCAGCAATACTAGTGGTGCAACCGCTCCTGTAGATTATAGTCTAACAGCACCTAGTGCTACAGTTGGTCAAGTAGTTTGGTATAGTTTTGGCAGATATAATCCTAATGCTACTACCTTAGAAAGCATACCAGCAAATACTACAATATGGAGTGTACCAATTGCTGCTAGTGTATTTCAAGATATACGCAGTGATAACTGGACTGGAGGCACACCTAGTGGCGGTACATTTACTAGCAATACAGGATATTATTTAAACAGAACTGAAGGAAGCTTATACGCTACTAATGCATATTTACGTGGTCAATTAGTAACAGGTGTAAGTGGTGCTCAGCGCATTGAAATAAATAAAACTGATGCTAATAAAGTAGCTATTTATAATAATTCCGATGAATTACTAGGTTATTTTGGTGGTCTTGGAACAAGCGCTTCACCATTACTAAATCTTACTCCAGTATTAGGACTTTTTAATGTTGTATATGGAGCTATAACCGTACTTCCAAATCCTGCTGGTACAATAGGCGAATCCGCCGCTTATTTTGCTAGAACTATAGACTCAACAATTACTAGCGAACTAGGCAGTTGGACTACCAATTATGGCGTAACAGTAAAAAAAGGTGCCTATGGTTCCGTTAATTATGGATACCTAGCACAAGGATATTTAGGATACTCTGACTCATCTAGTTATAGTGCGGCCGGTAGATTTTATAATGCTCAAGGTGGTACAGAAGTTTCAATTGGTGATTCAGCCGGATATGCATTAAATATTCGTAGCGGAACTTTTAGATATGGTAGTGTAACTATTAGTGCGCCACCTAATAATACTACAACATATTTACGTGCTGATGGTACTTGGAGTAGTGTTTCTGGTTTACCTAGTGGTGGCACAGCTACACAAGTATTAATTGGTAACGGTACTTGGACTGATAGTCCACAACTTGTAAATCCTGCTGCAAGTGGTGGTTATTATGGTATTAGTGCTGGAGTTAGTAAGAAAATCTTAGACTATGACAATAGTGCTATGGCAACTATTGTTGGCAGAGAGATAACTAATGGTGGCTTTGTAATAACCAGTAATGCCGTTAGACCATTACAATTACGCAGCACAGCAGTAACAGATCTAGGAACTACCAGTGGTGGCGACTACACTTTTAGAAACTTTGGTTGGGGCGGGTACCTAATACCTCCACCACCAGGCGGCACTGGCTCATTTTTACGAAGTGATGGTACCTGGGGCACAGCCAGCGGGCCACAAGGACCTACAGGTCCAACAGGGCCGCAGGGCATAGCCGGTCCAACAGGCCCACAAGGTACGCAAGGTACGCAAGGAGTAGCAGGTCCTACAGGTCCACAAGGTACGCAAGGAGTAGCAGGTCCTACAGGTCCACAAGGTACGCAAGGTACGCAGGGCACTCAAGGTACACAGGGAGTAGCAGGTCCTACAGGTCCTACAGGTGCAACTGGTACGGTTAGTGCCGGTACACTTACTTCTAACCTTACATTTCAAAAAGATGTACCCCAAATACTATTAAGATCAGCAGGTGCTGCAACACAGTGGTATATAGGTGCTAATATCAGTGATGGTGTAAATGACGGAATTCATATTGGTCAAGGTACAGGCATTGGCGGAACGCTAAGAGTAAATATAGATTATTTAGGTCGTATTAAAGTTCCAGAAGTATATAATACTACAGTAACAGGTCGCGATGTTTATGTAGATAGTTCAGGTATGCTTGGTTACTTAAGTTCAACACGTGCTAGTAAGACTAACATTAGCCCATTACCTAATACTAATTGGATATATAATCTGCAGCCAATAACTTTTAATTTTAAAAAGAAAGATAAGCTTGGTAGATATACTAGTGATATAGAAACAGATATACAATATGGTTTAATTGCTGAGGATGTAGAGTTGGTAAATGACGAATTATGTATTTATGATATAATCGACGGTAAAAAAATTCTACAAGGTATTAGTTATTCAAAACTTATAGTTCCACTAGTAAAAGCAATTCAAGAGCTCAAATTAGAAATTGAATTGCTAAAAACACAAGTATAAATATTGGAGTTAAAATGAATTGGTCAATTATTAGATTAGAGGTTAAACCAAGTTACAATAATTTGCAAGATGTTGTAGTTTTAGTAAATTGGATGCTTACAGCATCTAACAATGGTGTTACAGAAACTATAGAAGGTATTACACTAGTTGATCCACCAGGTGAAGTGTTTGTAGCCTATGAAAACTTAACACAAAATGAAATTTTTGATTGGGTATGGAACAAAATAAGTAAAACTGGAACAGAGGAATTATTAACTCAAAGAATACAAGATAAAATTACACCACCAACCGTTAATAAACCACTACCGTGGAACTAAACAAATAAATTATATTAGATAATTAAAAAATTTTACATAACAAAACTACTATGACCTGGCGACTGAGCTGACTAAACCAACTTGGATACCGCAAAAGGGTCTATAAAGAACTGAAAAAGTTCACGGTAATGCCCTGCTTAATATTGATTAAGCAGGGCATTTTTTATAGTTGACAACCTCTTGCCCTTGTGCTATAATATACAAGAGTCAAAAAAGGTTTAAATATTTTTACTTGACAATAAGCAGTGCCACTAAAACACAGTTG